TCCAGGAATTACGAAACTTGTTTCAGGGTTACCTATTGGATATTGCAGCAAAGTAGTTCTACTTTTATTATATAATACACCATCGTTATTATAATTAGAATATACAGTATTATTTTCATCAACATCTATAGAAGTAAGAGCATTACAACTAGCAAAAGCAGTAATACCAATACTAGTTACACTTCCAGGAATTGTAATATTAGTAAGATTAGTACAACTATTAAAAGCAAAAGATCCAATACTAGTTACAGTTGCAGGAATCGTTATGGATGAAATACCGGTAACGCTAAAAGCACTGTCTCCGATAGTTGTTAGAGTACTACCCGATTCAAATGTTACACTAGTAAGATTAGGACAACTATCAAAGGCAAAAGATCCAAAACTAGTTACACTTGCAGGAATCGTTATGGATGCAATACCGGTACCAGTAAAAGCATAGTCTCCGATAGTTGTTAGTCCACTTTCTAATGTTACACTAGTAAGAGCCAAACATAGCATAAAAGCACTATTTCCGATAGTTACATTTGCAGGAATATTTTCTACACTTATTAATGTTGAACTATAAGTACTAGAAAAATCACTATTTAATATATTACTGGCAGTAGGGTCATCACAAGTGTATATAGTATCTGTACTTGTAACTGTGAAAGTAAACCCTGATATGTTTAGGGTTGGACCTTGTGTTGCGTTAAAAGTCAATGTGAATGATGCCATATATTTATTATTATATATAAATACTAAATTTTATTTATATATTGATTTAACTAAATAACAACCTTATCTACCTTTAAAAAGGTAGAACCAAATCAGTCATTTTGATACAACCTTATCTACCTTTAAAAAGGTAGAACCAAATCAGTCATTTTGGTACAACCTTATCTACCTTTAAAAAGGTAGAACCAAATCAGTCATTTTGATACAACCTTATCTAAAGGTTGTTGTTTGGCACAACCTTTTCTAAAGGTTGTTAATTTGGCACAACCTTTTCTAAAGGTTGTTAATTTGACACACCTTCCCTACGGGTTGTTTACGGACATATTTCTTTTTATATCTTACACCTGATTTTCCACATAATTTTTCAGAACTCCTTGCAGTTGAACAAGTGAAGAATTCAGTATCACGAATTATTCCATCTACCAAAAACTTGGTATTTTCATAAGGAAATATTGAACATTTACCATATTCACTTTTTAACCCATCAGTATTAGGAATAAAATATCTACAATTGACACAAAATTTAAGGTTCATATCCACTGAACTGGTTAAAATGAACACGGAGAATAATGTCAATAATGGAAATGCAAATAGATACATAATTACTATACTATATGAGGTTTCTTTTAATATGTTTTTATCCACTTTTAATAAAAGTGGATCAAAAGAGTGCCAAATAATCATTTTTTCTCCACTTTTTCTAAAAGTGGATCATCATTATCATATTGTCGAAAATTATAATTTAAACTAAACATCAATAATGTCGGGTCCAAATTATTCACATAATTTATCACGCTACTCAAAGTAATATGCTTCTTTTGTTCTTTCAATTCATTCAAATATATTTGATGAATATGAAACATATGCGTCTTAAATTGTGGCGAATATTCCTTTAATGGTTTCTCCTTTTTAATATAACATGAAACATAATTTTCATACAAAGTATTCGTGAATAAATGTATTTGGTCTCTAAACATTGACAACTCCGTCTTATTCTCTGGATAAAATTTCAAAAATTCACTTACTTTCCCGTCCTTTCTTAGGGTTAAATACTGAAATTGTAATTTGGGTTGATTCCCACGCAATTGTCGCACTTCTTCGTATGTCGGATTACGCACCTTTGTTCTCTCTCCTGTCTTTTTATTATGCAAAACAAATCCCACTTTTTCATAACTCGTATTCATAGAAGCATATTTCTCTATTAAATCCGTATAATTATTCCATTCATAAATTTCTGGAAATTTAATTGTAGCACCTAACCAATCACTATTTTTCACTTTGTTCATGTCATTTCTATATACTTTAATATTATTCTTATCAGAATTGTCAATCAAGTATATTGCCACCAAATATAATTGTGGTTTACTGAATGGTACTACAATTCTATTCTCAGGATGTTGTAGTACAAAACTATAACATAAATTCCTATTTAAATTTTCTAATATTAGGTTATTACATTGTGCTGCTTCCAAAAACATATTCCGAAAATTCTTGCCTTCTTTACGTTTATAAAAACTGGATGTTGCGCCAATTGTACTTTTTGTAGAAATTTCCCAACCACCAGTCAGTCCAATTTTCGGGTCAAAAAACACATTTATCATTGTACCTTCTACAAATTCTTCAGCAATTATATCATCAGTTTTTTCCGGATACTTTTGAAAAAATGTATCCGGTTTTAATGATTTAGGAGGCGCAAATCCTACAACACAATTATTACTATTTACTATAACTGATCTACATAAACCATAACTATTAATTAGTTCATTATTCAAAATACTCTTATCATACTTAATAATTTTATACTTCTGATTATTTTCTGTCCTACAATCTATTTTATTTAATTTTAGAATATTTGAACATGAAGACGACCCAACAATATTTTCTTCATAAAGTAAATCATTAAACCCTTTAATACTACCCAAATTAACAAATGAATAGGATGCATTTTCCATGGTTGTTTGTTTATTTTTTAAATATAAAGTTTTGTCTTTATATTTTATTTTCTATAGTTTTTACTTAAGCATAAAAATATCTAACATAATTATAGAACACTCATATATGTCAAATAAAAATAATGAAAACAATCCATCTGAAATAAAATTGGAATTAGAATTAGGTTATATAATTGAAATATTTGATCCTAAAAATGAGAAACTAAATGGTCAAATTTTTTATATTGATTACATCGACAAAACTAAAATGATTTTAATAAATAGTGACACTTTAGAAAAAGTTAAATTGAAAATACACGAAGATGGCACTATCGGTGATGGTACAATTACCAAAATAATTATTAAAAGTAAAAGTAATGAAAAAGGATATGCTAAACAGCATGACTTATTACCAGGAACATGTATAAATATTTATTTCGGAGGTGAGTTGCCTGTAATTATTACTGGTGAAATCACCAATTTAGAAAATGATATGATTGAAATTAAAATGGTTGATGGTGATGTAATATATATAAACTTTGATTACAAAGGTATTCCGGATGATTTACCAATTGAGTTAATTGAACCGAGAGAAAAACCATGTGTTGGTGTTGCACAAGAAGGTAGTCAAGAAGAAATTACCGAACATGGTGTTGAACCAGGGTTTGAACCAGGATTTGAACCAGGATTTGAACCTGATGCTGGTAACGAATACAATGAAGAAGAAATGTTGCCGGAACTTACTAGAGAAACCGTACAATTCCAAATTCCTGTAGAACAAATTAAAACTCAGGTGAGAGAATTTATTATTAAAGCTGACCAAATTCAATTCGGTAATGAAGTTTTAGGACCCATAGTACAGTTCGTCGATATTTATGGCAAATCAGAACGTTATAGTATTGAAACACAAACAAATGATTTACTCGACGAATTATTATCTACTATTCCTAATGCCGAGAGAACCAACCGCGTTTTAAATAATATTCACACAACAATCGACCGTTTTGTTCAATTAAGAGATAAATTCTCTACTTTTGATGAATATGGTAATGTTAGTGGTTTTGTAACATATAAATCAGACTACAAACCTTTATACGAATATTTTAAACATTTTCATACTAATTTATTATGGATTTTACCTGTAGTTAAAAATAAAAAGAAGATTTACGACGATAATGCTTTAAATAAAGATGAAGACCAAAATGATATTATCAATTTAAAATTAACAGAGGATTTAGATAACATTAAAACTTTACTTGACAATTTTAGAGCCAATAATTTACCAAATGAAGAAAATAAATATTCAACACTTTATAAAGAATTAAATCCCTATTTCACTCCATTTGAACAAATAAATGAAGAATATTTATCTGAAATCATGATTGAAAAATATACACAAGCAGATTTAAATGTATTAATTGATAATTTAGGAGATTTTTACTCAAGTGTATTTTCCAATAATTTATTAAATATTAAACGTTTTGTTATTCAAAAATATAATTTAGGGTTGACTAAATTAGACGCTACTAATTTGAAAGGCAGCCGTTTTGAATCAATAAGAGTTAAATTAACACAACCAGATGATTTATATTTAAAATCCGTTTTAACCCTACCCGAACCATTCATACGTTTCTCTCAAGTCAACTTACCAGGAACAAATATATTAAACCGGGTTAATCTGAATTCAGTTTTTGTTGATTATTGGCAATTATTAAAAAAAAATACCAATATTGAGGTTATAAATGTTGATAATTTAAATAATAATATTGATTACAATGAATCCAATTTTGTCAATAACATAAAAAATTATGTAAACAATCTTTCAGAAGAAGACAAGAGAGAAAGCGGTTTCACTAAAGAAGAAATTTATGATATCTTTATAGATATAATTGTTCCAAAAACGCGTATTTTATTCAATTTGATGAAAAAATACATAACAGGAAAATTATCACTAATTGACGTGGTCAGTTATTTAGAACCATTTTTAATTTATACAGATAACTTAACATATACACAATATAAATTAATTATAGAATTCATAAATGAAAAGATTTCAGAATATAATAAGAATTTCTTAGAAAGAAGTAAAATATTTTACGGTATTAAAAATTACAAAACTAATCTAGGTACAAAATTAATACCTTCCGATGCATTTCAGGTTATAAATATTCTCACAGAAAAAAACAATTTAAGAAAGGATGTATTTGATGATTACGATATCAATATTGATATCAATTTTGTAACAGATAGATTTACGAATAATGAAATTTTAAGAAAATTAATAGTAAAGGATTATTCAAAATTATATAGTGCGGCTTTATCTATTCAAAATATACCATTAAAATATCCTGACCAATTTAATACTTTATTTGAAGATGAAAAAACGAAATTGAATGGCGAAATTAATGAAGATAAAAAAAATGATGAATGCGGTGATACAAAGAAATATAAAACAATTGCAAAAATGTATTTTACACGAGAAGATTTATTAAATGATAATAATAAACAAATATACTTTGATAAAAATTATGATGATACCAATTATGGTTTAATCGACGATTTTGAAAAAGAAATGTTGACAAAAACACCAGAAGATTTCATTATGTTTTTAACAAATAAACTCAAAAATGATAAAAAATTAAGTGATGAAGATGCTGAATATCTAGCAGATGCATTGATTAGTGGTTACAAAAAAGTATTGAATGGACAATATGCTATTTTAAAAATAATAAATGACAAGGGTCCTTATTTTGAATATTATGTGCGTAAGAATAACGAATGGATATTAGACCCAAATCAAAAAGAAATAGATCAAGAACAAAAAAATGGTATATCCGATTCCAATATATTATGTAATTTACAAGAGAAATGTATAAGTGTTCCTGAAAAAATAGGTGATAAGTGTGAAAGTATAGAAATCAGTAAATTGGAATTACAACAAAATGTATTAAAAGATATTATAAATGAATTTGATCAAAAATATTACGAAACAAAAACGGAATTTGAAGAAAAAATAAATAAAAAATATACATATTTGTTTGAAATATTAAGGATTGTTAACAAAATAGAAAATGATAATATGTTGAAATACAACAACCAAAGATATAAAATTGGTTATAAGTTAGATGAAAATGAAGTCAGTTATAATGGGTCTCCAATCATTATTTCTCCTTTTGCGAAATATAGAGATCTTATAGTAGGTCAAAGTGATTTTATAAAAAAACAACATGATATAATTAAATTTGTGAAAATTTGTACGCGACCTTTTATTGAAGATGGTATTGGACCGTTAGGAACCCGAGAAAGTCCACATTGGTTATATTGTATTGAGACGAATACAGAATTATTACCAACTTTTAAACATAGTTTGGCTGCGGCCTATTTGAATGACACTTCCAATTATAATGATTTTATGGAAACTATCATAAAGCAAATCGGAGTATTAAGTGATGATGGTGATAAATGGGTAGATAAATATAGTGGTTACACCATCAAATATATTGATTTTAATGTTGAAGAAGGATATGAAGGAGGATTCAAAATTTCCAGTCGAGGAGTCTTAGAAGAAGATGCTGGGAATAAAATTACAACTGTTGACCAAAATCAAAAAAAAATATTAAAATTAGAAACACCTGAAACAAGAATGATTTCTAATGTGGTAACTGCTTTATCGGTTGCAATAGGCATTAATATTGAATATCAAAAAGACTTTATTATTAATGGGGTAACCGAAGTTCTAAAAAACACATTACCTAAAGAAGACGATTATAAAAAGCGTATAAAAGAATTATCCAATAAACCTAATGCGAAAATTCCTATGAGTTACGAGGACCTATACTATACAAGTATTTTGTATTATACGCTTGGTATGTTTTTAATAGCTGTTCAAACAAGTATACCTTCTGTAAAAACACGTAAGACGTTTCCTGGATGCGTCCGTTCATTCGTCGGTTATCCATTTGATGGTGCAGGCGATATGACTAGTTTAAAATACTTATCATGTATTTGTTATCAAATTAGAAAAAATGTGGCCAAACCATGGTATGTGTTAAAAAATTCAAAGGAAGAATATATAGCAAATAAAATTACTCTTGTGATAAATGAACATCTATTGAAATTACCCGATGTAAAGCAAAAAATGAATGAAAAAAATGAATATTTATTATCTAACCCAGAGGAAGAAATACCTGCTGAACATAACGTAGCCAATTGGATACAGTTTTTACCTCCATTAACACCTTTTAAAATAAAAAATCTGGTGAATATTTCAAGTGAATTCAAACAATCTTTATTACAAAATATAAAATCGGGTTCTAAAAAACAAGAAGAACAAATATTAGTTGTAGAATCTAAAATAATCCAATTTTCTCTCGCCATTCAGGAGAGAATACAAGAAATTGTAAAGAAAAAAGACCTTACTCTTAGTAAATTAAACAATGAATATTATTTAGAGAACTCTTGTTGCCAACAAAAAAATATTGACCAGAAATCAACTATTGCATATTTTGAGAAAGAAGACCCGAGAATTACAGACTACAATCAAATAGTAGAAAACCTAACGAATATTTTAGAGGATATTAATAGTTATTCTAAAGCTGGACTCTTATATAGTCAGATAAATACCAAAAATATTTATCCATCTATCAAGAAAGAGTTTGATAATAAAACAATTTATAAAGCTTTTATCCATTTTTGCCACTTTAAATCTTTATTACCAATTCCAGAGGATTTATTACCACTTTGTAATGAAAAACCACAAAATATTATTAGTATTACCGATAGTATAGACGAAATTACCAAAAAATTAAAAGAAAATGGGGTCAATTATTCATTGGAATCTTTTTTAAGAATGCTACAAATCGTGTCTAGAAATAATATAATTGATATTGATATATATAAACTGCTTGTTTCATCATTACGAAAATTAAATGCTTTATTAGAAGAAATGCAAAATGAAAATGAAGAAATTGTTGAACCGTCTTTAAGAAAACTACTGTTGAATGCAATGGATACATTTAATATTGCAACAGATGTTACTAGTCCACAAATAAAACACCTTAATAATTTTTTAGTAGAACAAACAGATATAATGAAACTAGATGTATTAGATTTTATTAATACTAATAAAGGTAGAGATGTTACTAGAAACAAACTGAAAAAAGTACAACAATTTATAAATGTAATTTCAGAGTGGAGGTCCGGAGACGCAAATATTCATAGTTTTATCAAATTTTTTCAATCCTTTATAGAGAATTTCATTACGATTTTCCCAAATATTATTTTAAACAAAGTGGATTATAAAGAAAATATTATACCAAATTATTTGGGATTGTCAAAAAATCACCAAAAAAAGATAAAGGATGACATTAGTCAATACTATGATAAATTACGTATATTTTATGATGTTCCTATTTTAAATAATGTATTGCAAAATATTCAGAGATCATGTGATAATTTATTGAAATTATCAAAAAATACACCTTCTTTTGCAACAACACATAAAGATGGTAAAGAATTAAAACCGATTTTTGATGAACGTACTAGTAAATTGTTATTTGAATATTATTTTTTTAGAGTATTAATACAATACACCTATTTGTGTGAGGATGATAAAATGATTGTTAGAGAAGTCAGGCAAACAGAGGAAGTGCAAGATCTATTTACAGTTGATTACATAGATGAAACAAATGCATCACTTGATATAAATATAACAATCGGTAATACAACTGAGACAGATATTACTATATTAAAAGGTGATAAGAGAGAATTGAAAACTAGAACGGCTAATTTAATGATGGAATTTTTATTAATAATGGAATCACACAAAGATGTTGTAGATATTTCTTATGACGATGTTTTAGACCGTATTTTTAAATTGAAAGAAAAAGAAAAGGATATTATAACTGACCGTTTGAAATTCATGACAGATGAAGAGAGAGATGCTGACACAATTTTGAAGGTAAATAAATTAGGTGTGTGGAGTAAAGGTCTTCAGAAAGGGTTGACTACTTATGTTAAAGAAACATATGATGAAGAGAGGGAATTTATGGAACAAATGTTACAATATGAAAAGCAAGCTCAAAGGACATTAAGAACTAATAATTTAGATGCTACAAGTGGTGGATTTGTTTTAGATGATTTTATTGAAGAGATAGAGAGAGATGCAGAAATAGAGAAAGAAGCATATGATATGTCTGGTTACACGGAATATTATATGGACGGAGAATTTGAAGGGGATGAAGTAGATAATTATGATGATTTTGAGTAAAACAACCTTTAGAAAAGGTTGTGCCAAATAACAACCTTTAGAAAAGGTTGTGCCAAAATGACTGATTTGGTTCTACCTTTTTTAAAGGTAGATAGTGGATAAACAATAATATTTTATATATAATATATAATATTATAGAATGTTAATAAACAGAAATTATATAAGAGAAAATATTACAACAGTTTCAATACTATTGTTTGTATTAATGTTTGGATTGATCATTATGTTTAAACCTGCATTTCTTTATAACAAAGATGGAAGTATAAGAGAATTTGGAGTAGGATACAAAAATAAAACAATTTTACCTATATGGTTATTATCAATCATTTTAGGAATAATAAGTTATTTGATAGTAATGTTTTACATAGCCAAACCCAAGTTATTTTAATTTTTTTATTTTTAATTTTTTTAATTAGTTAACGTGTAAACTTTGCTAGTGGTTTGCTTTACTTTTTTATTTTCCTCGGCTTGTTTATCTAAATAATTTTGATAATTCTTAGCCATCTCTTTAGGATCTGTATTACATGGACGTGTAGATATTTTTAACTGTGTAATCGATGTTATTAATAAACCAGTATAAATATACCACATAGCTTCGCCTACATTATCCTTTGTAACAACTAATTCAAACAATTCATCTCTCTTTTTATCTAATAATAATTCATCATTTTGATATTTATCTTTCATTAAAGGTTTAAGTGTATTCCAGTAGTCAACAAAATTAGTAGGAACCATTTGATTGATTAGAATGGCCGTATTTCCACAAATTTTAATAATCATATCTGCTGCCTCCTCCATATCTTTTTTTGTTGCACCACCCACCATTCTTACTGTTCCTTCAGATCTAGCAGGTGTTTTTCTAACAATTGGTTCTTCTTCTTGAAGTGGTGCACTTGGAACAGGTTGCTGTATTTCATTTGGCAACATTTCTCCACCTGTTGCTTTTTCAATTTGACCATTTACCTTTGTATTGATTAATAGTTCTGTTAATAATTTATTAGCTGCACTTGATACATAATAATAACCAACAACATCCGAGAACGCTGATTTAAATCCTGGGAATATTAAAATGACAATAATGACAACACCAAAAATGAGAAACCATGGAATAAATGTTAGTGTTCCCGCAGCACCCATATTTTGTGAAATATTCCCACCACATTTGGTTGTTATTATACTAGTATTTACAATAAATTGAATTACTAAAACTAATAAAAAGTATATAACTAAATACAAATTGTTGTTTTGTATGTATTGCTTGTATTCACTTGCATTTACTAATTGTTGATATTTCAAACTAGGTTTTAAAGTCAAATAATAAAATACTGTTGTTAATAAAAAAGTTATGATATTTAAATAAGAACTTGCCATATAGATATTATGTATAAATTATTTTATAATTATAAAAGTATTTATTATGGACTATTATGAACCAACAAAACCTAGGTTAGTTGAAAATGGTGTTAGATATTTTTTAAATGAAACGTTAAAACAGTGCCACAAATTCAAGGAGAATTTGCATAATTGGTTATTTAATATAGGTTTATTCATATTTTTTTCTTCAATTTTAGTCGTTATTTTAATTTATAAGTACAAAGGTAAATTAACACCAATCGAAAAACAAAAAAAAGATAGAGAGAAACAACAATATATTTTATCTAAAATACAAAAATTTCAGGAAGCCAAAAAGAAAGCACACCAAGAATTAATAACTGGATTACCCAAATGGGATAGTGATTATGATTTGGTTCATAATAAAATTATTTATTAGTAGAAATAGTAGAAAATAATGAAAATAATGAAAATAATAAAATTAATATAAATAATAAATAATAAAATTAATATTATTATTTATTATAACAAAGAAAATGTCAAATACAAAAGCAAATTCAAATACAAAAGAAAACCCAATTCCAATAATAGATTCATTTAACGAATATTATAAATTAAAAAATAATTATGAAATAGAAATCAAGAAAGAAAAAAGAAAGCTCATTAAAAATCCTGAATTAAGTTGGAAAGAAAAAAGAAGCGAATTTAAAAAATATAAACCAAAATGTATTAACTGCAAAAGACCTGTAGGGACTATTTTTTCTGGTAAATATAATATATCAGATGAATTTAGAGAATTAACTGCAATTTGTGGTAGTGCTGTCGAACCGTGTAATTTGAATATTACTATAAATCCAGGTGTTACTTATAATATTATGGACCATATTAAAGAATTGGAAAAAGACAATGATGAATATAAAAATAGTATAATTGATGATAAAAATAAATTATTATTCGGTTATATTTCCATTGAAAAAGCAATTGACAATTTTGATAAATTAAAAGATGCTGTAAATGACATCAATTATCTTTTAAATATAAATTATGAAACTTTATTTCAAGTAACAGATAATAAAAAAACTGAAGAAACTATTAAAAAATTAGAAGAAGAAACCTATATACTAATAAATGATATAAAACAAACTGTTAAAAATTACAACAGCACCAATGATTTACAATTCGTAAGAGATTCAATTGAAATATATACAAATCAATTAGAACCAAAATTAAAAGAATTGATGAGGTTAAAATACATGTCCAATTTAGTAGAATATAATGAAGATGATAATACATATCATTTAATTCAAAAAAAATATACTATTTTAAATTTAGAAGATAATTACGTCAAACCAGAAGTAATTTCTTTTGATTATGGTAACATTGCAAAAAGTAAAAAACAATCTCGTGCGACTACTATTTCAAAAAATAAACAATTACGTATTGAAAATGAGGAAGGCGAAGGTGAAGGTGAAGGTGGAATAAATTTGGAACCTGAAGTTGTAGAACAAATAACAACAGTCCGACCAAGAATTCAGGAAGATGGTGTAGTAATTTGGGATGATCCCGACTATGAAAAATTATGGAATAATTTACCAATGCCTTATAGAAATGCACTTGCATCTGACCGTGAATGGTTACAAGAAACCATGGATAAATATATTGAAAATAGAAAGAACAAACAAAAACTTTCATTTGTAGCACCTAGTAATTTAATTTTACCACCACAAATTTTAGAAGATGGAACTTATGATTTTGGAAATGTTATCTTTAACAAATTTTTCAATAAATTAGAAAAAAATTACCAAAAAACACTTTTAACATTATACACTGAAGAGAATGGAAACAAAAATTATGATATGTTGTTAACCACTTTGTCAAATATAGTTGCAAATGAGTTAGGTTTTAGAGAATTTTATTAAAGAATTTTATTAGAGAATTTTATTAAAGAATTTTACAAAATAAATATAATTATATTTTATAAAATAACAAATGATTTTTAATTTTATTAATTTATATTTTTTTCTAGTTAGTTTTGCAATTGGATTATTTTTTGTTTATATTTATGGTGCTGATATGAAAACAATTTATATTTATCCTAGTCCAGAAAACGTAGATAAAATTATATTTAAAGATAAGGCAGACAATTGTTTTGGGTTTGAACCAGTTGAAGTTGAGTGTCCAAAAGATAAATCATTGATAAATGAAATCCCACCACAAAATTAATTTTTATAAAAATTTTTTAATATAAAATAAATATAAAATAACTTTTATGATTAATTTATCAAAATATATTCATAGTGAAAACGGGAAAAAGTTAATGTCAATTTTATTGGGTTTTGGATTAGCCTCTCTATTTAGAACTATTTGCAAAGATAGAAATTGTATAATATTTCACGCGGTTCCTTTAGACAAAATTAAAGATAAAATATATAAAATCGATAATAAATGTTACAAATACAATATAAAATCAACCAACTGCGATTCTAACAAAAAAATAGTAGGTTTTTAACTTTATTTGCGTAATTATTATAATCAATCATTCTTTATAATAATTATTAAGTCTTATGAGTGAATCAACGACAAGTATTTTAGATTTACCAACAAATCCGGCAAATGGAGGAAATATTAGTAATAATATAGGATTAACTGCAACTGAGTCTTTTAACCAAGGGCAAAATACAGTGGTACAACAACCTAATATGAATAGTAACACCAATTCTGTTAGTTTAGATCAAACTACTATAAATCAAATTGTTAATGGTTTACAGCAAGCCAGTGCAACGGGTGCTACTCAATTAGCTTCAAGGGACATTCCAATGAATACAAGTAATTTGACTCATGACCTAAATATTCAACCAAATTATATTCCACAACCATCTGTACAAATCCAAGGTCAAGGAGATTATATTAGAAATTATGAAGAAACTTCCGATATTATAAATAATTATAATTATAATGTAGAAAATAATAATCGATTAGATGATTTGTATAATGAAATACAAGTCCCTATTCTTTTAGCCGTTCTTTATTTTTTGTTTCAATTACCAATATTCAGAAAATATTTATTTACTTATTTTCCTGTACTTTTTTCAAAAGATGGAAATTTAAATATAAATGGTTATCTTTTTATGAGTGCGCTTTTTGGAATTTTTTATTATTTGTTAAATAAAATAAACATGCATTTTGGTAAATTTTAATTAGTTAGTTAGTTAGTTAGTTAGTTAGTTACTTCAAATTAAATTGGAGAAAGAATAAATGATTCATCAATACCAATTATATTTTTCTACAGGGGCACATAAAGAAATTGCACCCTCTTTTTTCAGTTTATCTACAAATTTTTTTGGTGCTTTTTCATAAAAATTATCAATCAATACATTAGTTTTATCACCAAATAATTCTTTTCTATCATTTTCAAAAATTTTTAGTAGGTTTTTATTGTCATTATATTTTTTGTAATACACAGGGGTTAATTTATTACCTGGTTCGAGAAAAGTACCTTTACAATCAGGATTACAAAATAATTCCGTGTAGTTTTTTTTTTGTAAATTTATTAACAATTTTGTTTTTCTCTCTTTTTTAATCATTTTTAATGTTTTTTTAGCCATACTTTTCTCTTCTTTTGATATATTTTTTTTTCCCAATTTTTTTGTAAAAAATTTTATCTTTTCCTTATAATATTTTTCTTTGAAAATATTGTACCTTTGCATTTTACCTTTTACAAAAGTATTAATACATATTTTTCTTGATTTATTATCATATTTTTTTCGCAAAGTTCCTCCCCTTTTTGTATTTTTACGGGTTTTATTCATTTATATTAACTATTTATATTAACTATTTATAATAAATATTTATATTACACCTTTTAATATTTCAAACGCCGTTTATTTATAAACCTTTTTATAAATAAATATTTGAAAATGAGGAAATACTACTTTTCTAAAATTTTATTTACTTATATTTTACATTTATAACTTCAACATCATTGTCTGATTCTGGTTCAGGTTCTACATCTGGCAACAACGCGCGATTTAATTTGTCTTCATAAGGAAAGTCCATTTTTTTTTCTAAGTAATATTCTTTATATTGCAACAACAATTTTTTAACTCTATCTTTATTTCCCCTATCAATATTTCTACTAATAACCCAGTCAACATAACCATGATTCGATTCAATTGTATAATAATTATGAATAGTATCTTGATAATCACCTACGTACAAATTAAAATACTCTTCAAATTCATCAATAATAAAAGCAAAAACACATTCGTCACTCTGACAATATTTTAAGTTTAATAATTCTTCGGTCTTTTCAATTATTTTTGGAATAATAAAATTTCCGGTTGCTATGTCAGTTGTATAAAAACATCCTGCAACAATCCAGCGTTGTTTACTAAAATAATGATCAAGATCTTTATAACTTTTAGGGGTCCAAGTATTTATCATTTCGATTGCAAATTTATCACGCGGGTTTTCTGCAATATAATTTAAACGATCATAAATATCTGGTTCAATATAATTAAGAGAATTATAAAATTTCTTTGATAATAAATTAACATCAATCCAAGCAAAATGAGTAGAATCAAAAAAGTTCTTTTTCATAGCTTCCAACATAAATTTAAATCGCGAAAACCATACAATATAGATTTCTGGTGTGAATTTTGCATTGGAATCTGTTTTTTTAAAAGTTTCAATATCTTCTTTATATTTATAAAAATACAACTCTTCTATTTTTTTTGACTCAATATAGGTTATTTCTTCGAATCCTAGTGCTTTTCTTATGTGATAATATTTTTCAGCATAATCAGGGTCACAATATATTACTAGAGGTTGTTCAATAAAAAGTGTTCTCAGCGAATTTTTAAAATAAATCTTGTTTGCCTCCTTATCAAAATCATTATTTTTATGGCAATCAAATAAACAAGTTACAAATGTTGTTTTATAGGATGACATTGTATTTCTGGGTATATTTATTAACTATTAATAATTATTTAAATGATTATTTCAAATAATTATTCAAATTACTTCGAATTACTTCAAATTACTTCGAAGTACTTCAAATAATTATTTATATAATAAACAAGTTCTCTTTAAAATGCAAATCGAAACATTTTTTATGAAATGACCCTTGACCATCGTTACTATAATCTGTTGCGTTATCTTCCACTACAATAATAGGAGTTATAATTGCTCGATTACCATCTTTTGTCAACGTCCAATCAGCACTAAATGGAGTGATTGATTTATCTGTTATTGTTCTTTCAGCATAACCTGACATGGAACCATATTTATCCAACAAATATTTTGCATGTTTGCGAGATAGCATATACATCTGTGTTCCCCAAACATAATCCGGGAATGAATAATATGTAAAAGGTGAACTATTTATGAATAATCTTTGCATAGCAAAATCTGAACTATCATTTGGATTTGTTTGTAATAGATAACCTAACAAAAGAACATCTAGTTTCAAACTTGTAAAGTCTAAACAAATACGAGGCCAATAATTCGTTAAATTTTTATGAAGATATATGTCATCTTCACAAAAAATACCAAAATCTTTATTCGTCTTATAATAAAAATCATGTATCATATCAAGATGACCATACATACATGACCATACTCGTTTGGTTCCATCGTCTATTAATTCAGAATAATCAGATATTCTTTTATCGGCAAAATCAACACCTTGTGAAAAAACACAATTTATGTTTAACGTTTCAAAGCGACGTTTCATATCTTTTTTTCGTTTTTCATTATTATAATTAAGACAATAAAATTTGGTTCTATCCATTAAATAGAATGAAAATATATTTTTATATTTTAATTTTCGAATTGTAATTGTTTTACGATATAAATAAAAAAATTGATAAGTTATTAAATAAAAAAAAATATATCAATTATGAAAAATGTATGCTGTAGTTGATTTTACAGATTATCGTAAAGATAATAGATTTGAAGTAGTGGAGTTTACTGATGATGTAGAATATGCAAAAAAAATGGCGTTTCAATTGGCCAAACAAGAATTATCCAGACAGAGAAACACGGAAAAATCTTTTTATAAAATAACAACAAATATAGAGGATTATGAATATGAATATTTACATCCATTAAATAAAATAGTTGTAGCCTACAAAATTATTGAATTAGTAAAATATAAAAAAGGATTTAAAATAGCATCTAGTAATACAAATGTACACGCTGTCATTGAATTAGATAAAACAGACATAACCGAAGATTTACTTGAAATAGATCCATCATTAATTTGTGATGATTATTATTCTTATGATCATAATGACGATTATAATTGACGATGACGATGATGACGATGATGATGACGATGATGATGATGACGATGATGACGATGAAGAATATTTATTATTAGTATAAATTAAAAAAACGCTTCTTAGCATTTTTTTTACTTTTTCTTTGTTTCTTCGTTTTCTTCGTTTTGTTCATTTTCTTTGTCTTCGTTTGTGTAGTTCCTTTTTTTACTGTTTTAACTGTTTTCTTGGATTTTTTGGATTTTTTGGATGGAATAGGTTCAGTGTCAATCACTTTACTTGAGTTTGTATTGGGGTTATAATTCAAAAACCATTCTTCAAATTCGCGCGAACCACGTTTGTCTTTCAATTCACGGAATTTCTCTGTTTTTTCGGCGCGCATTTCTTCAACCGTTTCCTGATGTCCATAGCATTCAATACTGAATCTTTTTAACAAACCCTTTTGTTTCAATCTATTTTTTTGTTGAACGTCAAAAAGGAATTTCGACATACATAAAATTCTATCAGAAAAATCTGTATAATATGGTCTATTAGTATACAAAAACGAAAGATAAAAACTCAACATAGTATCAATTGTAGCAATTTTCACCTTCTGACTTCCTATAGTTAAAATATTATAACTATGACATGCAATTGGTTTGTAAATAAATGCAACTGTATCATTACCTATTACTACCTCATAATTTTCCGGTATAACTTCACCAATAGGTGCATGATATATCAATTTAGTATTATTTACACCAATATCTTTTAATCGTTCTTTCACAATTTCAGCAGTCGTCTCTGGTTCAGTAGACAAAACATCAAAATCGGCAAACTTTTGTATTTTTTTTCTTAATTTTGCCGGCATATAATGAGAATATAATGTGATAGCATAACCGCCAAAAAATACTACTCCTTGATTGACCAAACTATTTCTTACTGTATCATAAACTTCATCTTCTTTGGAAGTATCCTCCATTTCTCTTTGAAAATTGACATTATTGCAATCAATGCTTGTTAAAGGATAATGGTTATTCAACAACGTCAAACGTTTCAATACTTTTTCCCATCTTGAAATATCTCCAGCCGGTCTTGACAGTTCTAAATACATGGCCATACGCAAGAAGTTAGGAGGAGCATATAAAATTCCATTTACCCGAATGGCCTCTTTTTTAATAGCATTGTATACTTCTTTTGGGAATTGTGTTAAATCAGCTACTGGTATATAATTCACGAAAACTTTATAGGTACCGTGATGTTGTCCGGCCTTGGCTTCAACTTCAGTGTAACCACGTTGATGATAAATATCAGCCAACTCTTTGGCATCGTCCAACGCGTCTGGTGTAAAAAAATCATAATCCGGAACTTCTACATCTTTATCATAGAATTGATCTTCAATTGGGAGAATATTGTTAATTGCCGTTCCTCCATAACAAATGAGATTCTTTTTTTTGATAAAATTTTCTACAATTGTAATTATTTCTTTTACTTCATCAGAATTGACAATTTTTTTACCAATTTTCTCCTCGGCTTTATCCACTGCCATACGTAAAATAGACAATTCACAATCTTGAAACGTTAGATTTTTACAATTATTTTTTATTTCTTTACTCATATAATAAAGAAATAAAATAATATTATTGTTAAATTAATCTAAAATTACTTTCTTAGATATTTTACTTTACGTTTTAATGTACGTTTTAATGTACGTTTTAATGTACGTTTTAATGTACGTTTCTTACTTTTTTTATTTTTTTTGATATGTTTACGTTTCTTATGTGTTTTCTTAAATTTACCGCCGCGAAATGTGCCATTTGATAGTCCCTTTATAATTCCACCTAATTTTGCAATGTTACTTCTATCTTTAATTTGTGTTTCATAATTATTATTTATAATAATGTTATTAATGGTTTCAATTTTTGGTATAAGATCATTCATTTCATCAGAAGAGATACCATATTTTGAAGCAGTACCATATAATCTTTTATCTCTTAACAATGCAAATGTATTTGAAATATAATTATCTAAATTATCTAGGTTATTTTTTTCGATTTCATCCATCCATATATCCATATTTTGTACAATTTCTGGGATATTGGTTGTTTTCATTCTTTTGTTTTCATTGCCAGAATTAGAATCGTATTCTTCCATTATATATTAGATATATATTAGATATATATTAGATATATATTAGATATAAAATATTAAATATATGGAATTATATTGAATTATATTTATATATTTTAAAAAAATAAATGGAAAAGCAAACTCAAACGCAAACAAAAACACAAGTATATGATCTTTTTAGGGTATTAATAGATGAACCTAATAAAAACGCAATTGCATCTATCAATATCAAATGCATTAAAAGTAGACTTACGCGTGAATATAAAGATATATATACAAAATATCCTAATTCTATAATTTACATTTATAACAATGAAGAATTAAAACAAGTCAGTTTTTCTATCAGAATAGACGAAGGAACTAAACTGCAAAATTATGTATTTATAATTGATAGTAAATATCCATTTCATCCACCGCGTCTTGTTTATAATGAACGTCCATATTTCGATTTTTTAAAACTACAGTCTCATAGGTTTGGTGATTATTTAAAAAAATTATTCAATAAAAATTGTTTATGTTGTGCTTCATTAGATTGTAAATACAATTGGTCTCCCGGAGTTAATTTAAGTATGATGATAAATGATGTCGGAAAAATGAGGAGTTATAAACGAGGTATAATACGCGCCATTTTAATTGACCAGATTAAAGATAAATATTTGATTGATGATATAGATATTCTAACCTATATCATTTGATTATTATTTTCTGGAGGTTCTTTTGCGTTTGGTGCGTTTGGTGCGTTTATTTCTACATGAACGCTTTTTTTTTGATAAACCTCCCCATCTTCTATATTGTTCTAAATTTTTTAAATCGGTTGCCAGTTGAGGACCTGTTGGAGGTGGAATTCCTCTGTCAGCATCTCCATTAACTTTATTATATAAATCATTCAACCTTTCATTTTTGTATTCATCTTTGAAATCTTTATAATCTTCGGCGTGATATGAATTATGATATCGGTTTTCTTTGGGATTATTACCAGAATCAACGCGTTTCATATTATTATATTCATTTATTCTAACTTTTTTTGGGGTAGTATAACCACTCATATTCCTTATATATATTATACTTAAGAAAAAATATGAAAATCTTCACAACTTTTGTATATCAAGTGAAAATATTTTTCTAATTCTTCATAACTGCAATCATTCATGTTATAACATTTCATCCGCGAAAAATTATGGGTATCTAATAAATTACATAATGATTCATTGTTTGAAGTGTTTTCCAATAATATGAAATCATTTGCAGCATCTTTATCATTATATAATTCACGAATTTTTGGAATGTTCTCAAGAAAAGTTTTCACGCCTAATATGCAATATTGTTTTTTGTATTGTAAATTGATGTTTTTATTACAAAATTTATATTCATAGTTATTGGACCTTTTCCATATTTGACTATGATTATAAATATAATCAGGATCTTCGCGTGCATTTATTGATTCCATATAATCGTCTAATTTATAATTTTCATAACAAACACGTTTCAAATCCCATATAATTCGGTTTATTTCAGAATTACGTATCAAAGAAAAATTATTATTATTGTCGTTCATGTATTGGACGTATCCTAATGTATTCAATTTTACCATTTTAGTATTTAATGCAGTTCGCACTAATACTTCATAATCATCTAAAATCGGCAAGGACTCGCAGTAATTACCTATACTTAGGAGTGTTGATTTTCTCCATATTCTTGGATGATTTGGTACGCTTACTATATGACTAAGTGACACATTATTAATATTAGGCGAAATACAAACATAAACCCATTTACCATTGTATTTTTCCATATAATAACCACTGTAACCAAGACCTAAAAAATTGCCGTATTTGAAATTACGCCCGTCTTCATAAATATTAATGAAATTCATATAGATGAATCCAACTTCAGGGTCATCTTCAAATATTTTAACGGAGTCGGATAAAACGGTGGGCAATATTTCATCATCATGATCCATTTCTAGAAGATATTTACCACGGCATAATGATACTGCCTCGTTCTTGACGTTTCCAATATTACCATTATTTTCACTTCTTTTATAAAGACGAATACGTTTGTCGTGAGATAACGCCTTTTTTAAAAACGGGAAATGTTCGTCGTTGGGAGAATCATCAAGAATAACCCATTCCCAATCGAGTAGGGTTTGAGTTTTAATACTGTTGTAAGCGCGGATAATCTTGTCATAGGAATTATAACAAGTTGTAAATAATGAAAAATATGGGGTCATAGTTTGTTTATTTGTAATGTAATTCATATAACCATAATTTACTCTTTGATTGAAAAAATCTATTACGAATTCTTCTTTAAAATTGGTTATTGGAAAATGTAACCATCGATCATTTATTCTCTTGGGTAAAATTGAAAAAATGTCTTGAGAATATTCATTTATAGGGTCGTCCACGGTATTCTTAGCGTAGTCATTTTCTTTCTCTCCAATTGTTATAAGAAGGTTATAGTTCGCATCAAAAAACTTATTCAAATCCGACTTTTTGTGGGTAATAAAAAAAGAACAATTGAACTTACTTTCGTTTTCAAGAAGAAAATTATCTATTTGGGGTGAATATTTTTTATATCGAAAAAGCAATAGATATGGGTATTTCATTTTGAGGAAAATATTGGAATATAATAGATATAGGATAATGGTTAATTATTTTTAAGTATATTTTATTCTACTTTTGCAAAAAGTAGAAGTATTATTTTTTATAAAAAAAAAATGATTACTTATTAAATAAAATAACTACATTTATAATACAACAAAATGGATACCCAACCCTTACCATTAGTTTCCTTTGGAAAATATGAAGGGCAACCGATTACAACTTTAATAAATGATACCAATTACTTGAATTTTTTGAAAAATCAGGAATGGTTTAAAAAAAAATATCCAATAATTTATAATATTTGTGTTAATCAAACAATAACAACAAATAATCAAAACGAAAAAACTCCAGAGCATAATAAATTACAAAATTTATTTTTAAATGAAACAAATCAAATAAAACTACTTAATTTAGTATTAGGCAAAATTGATAGGAGATTTAAAAAAAATTTTGAATTATTAATCTCTGATAAAGATTTTCTTGATAATTTTGACAATTCTACACTAGAATATTGGGTTTGCGATGAAAAAAATAATAGTTATAATAATCAATTAAATAATTCCGATTCCGGATGGATTTTACCAGAATTTAACAGTTCATTAAAAGATAGTAATATTATTTTTGAAGATGTTTATAATTGGGATTTTATTTTATATTATCATGATTGTCAAACCATTCGTTTTGAAACAAATTACATTAAAAAAAATGAAAAAACAAAGGAATATTTGTACAATATTATAAACAAATACAATTTTATCAAAGTTAAATTTTCTGAGTGTCCTCGCGTTTTAGGTACATGGATAGATGAAAAGGAGTGTAAGATTGAAAATAAATATAGTGTATCTATAACTGCAGTAAAATGTCATTATAAGATTTGTTGCGAATTAAAACCAATTTTAGGTGATGATTATCCTTGTGTATTAAGAAAATTAAAAACACAAATTAATCTAATTAAAAATGATATAAAATTTCAAGAATCTTATTGTATATTTATTCTTATTATTGGAAGTTTTACATCAATTCACACGACAAAAGAAGAATTAATTACAATTTTCAAACAAACAAATATTAAAATTATTTTCACTGATGAAATATTCGAATCATCAAAATTAGTAGAAATTGAAAATAAAGATACCGAACAATTATTATCTGAAAAAAAAATTAGTGAAGAAAATATAACTTTACAAACTGATTTATTGCAAACAAAAGAACAACTTATGCAAGCAGAAGAAAAAATTAGGAAATTAGAAGAAGAAATAATATTGTTAAAAAATAAAAAACAATCCAAAAATATTAGAGATTATTTTGGGAAGAAGTAATTAATTATTAAAAAAACATTTCAAATCCAACTAACACCTTCACGAAAAAAATAGTATAAAGATTATTTTACAAAAAATATAAAATGAATAGTATTTGTATATTTTTATTGGCGTGTTTTTCGTCCGGTTTTTCTTTTCAATTGCAACCATTGCAACCATTGCAACCATTGCAACCATTGCAACCAAACGAACCAAAATTATGTAAAAATTGTAAATTTTTTGTTAAAGAAAATTTTTTTACTGCTAATAAATTTGGAAAATGTACACTTTTCAATTATGAAGAAACAAAATATTTTTTAGTGGATGGAATTCCTGAAAAAAATTTAGAGAATTATTATTTTTGTTCTACTGCGCGAAATTATGAACATATGTGTGGTGTTGAGGGTAAAAAGTGGGTAAAAAAATGAAAGTATATACACCTTTCATTTTTATATGATTTTATATTTTTCTATATAGAATTTTTTTATTTTATTTATATTTTTAATAAAATGTTTATATTGTTAAGGTTTAGTTTTATTTTATGAAGTGATGTTTTATATATCTTGATAAATTGAAGTAGGTAAGTTCATCATTTTCCCCTAGTGTAAGAATAGAACGTAACTTGGCATCAGGATTAATCTTGCGACCATTTTGCGCGTCTTGAAGTTTATTTACGCGGATGTAACCATTAATAAGACGAGAAACTTCGGTTCGAGATATTTCAGTGCCAATTGGTTTTCCGAGGAACTCGGCAAGTTCATTCGAGATTTTACTTGGTTTCGTAAAACCTGAGGGTTCGTATCCGACTGGTTTTGAATTTACAACATTATCACTTTTTATAATATGAGGACTTATATATCTTGATATATTGAAGTAGGTAAGTTCATCATTTGCACCTATTTTTAGAAGAGCACGTAACTTGGCATCTGGGTTGATTACTTTTCCATTTTGCGGGTCTTGAAGGTGATGGTCACGGATATAATAATTAATAATACGAGCAGCTTCGGTTCGCAACATTTCAGTGCCAACTGGTTTTCCAAGAAACTCGGCAAGTTCATTGGAGATTTTCTGTGGTTTTACAAAACCTAAGGGTACTCTATTAGTCGACATTGGTCTTGGTGTTGGTGTTGATGTTGGTCTTGGTTCTCTCGTACGATTAACAACTTTTTCAACTTTTTCAACTTTTATCTCAAATTTGATATTGTTCTTTTCCCTAGAAGAAGAAGAAGTTGCCGTAGCAGTATATGTATTTCCGGAATTGTTGGTCTTTCCGATTCTGGTTTGACTTCTTAATGTCATACGATTATTAACATTATCAACTTTCATGTTAATTCTGATATTGTTCTTTTTCTTTGAAGAAGAAGAGTTATTAGCGTAGGTTTTTCCGGATCTGGTTTGCATTCTTGTTATTTAATACAATAATATAATTGTTATTAATACATCTCAATTTTTTTTTTAAATAAAAATCTTTTAGAAAGGTTGTGCCAAATCAGTGGAAAAGGTTGTCTTTTGCTCCACTTTTTTTAAAAGTGGAAAAGGTTGTCTTTTGCTCCACTTTTCCCAAAAGTGAACTAGTAGTTAAAATTATAGAAATCTGTTTTAATATTTCTTGTTCCATAAGAATATGCCGGATTTTGTGGTTTTGGTTTTGATATTGTAACTTCTTGATATCTCAAATTTGCAGGTTTTAAAGCAAATGCATATCCGGCTTCTTGAAAGAACGACGCATTTTCTTGCAAAAAATTATCGACATATTGATAACGCATTGCAACCATTTGACAACCGGTTTCTCTACATAACACACTACTAGGATTACTTGGATTAACTCCATCATCAGGAAATACAATGGTCATACATCGTTTATTAAATTCTTGTAATTCATTGATATCTGGCGTGTTTTTTACACTATAATATGGATAAGCCCGCATAAACACAGAATTACTGGTCAAATTGACATATTCCATAAAATTTTTATTTTCCAAAAAGGCGTTATTTGATTTATCCACAATTAAAATAATTTTTTTCATAAAACTAGTTAATGGTCTACCTGCAATATTTTTACCGTAATTTTCATAACTGAATTCTTTTCCTAACATAAGTGTACTATAAGTTTTAAAAATGGCAGCTAAATTATCATACATAGGTTGATTGTTACTTTTGATTCTTAAATGGATAAGTAATGGATCATTTGAATTAGGACATGTTCCTGTTGAAAAAGCATAATCATTTATTGTTTTCATAACGTCCGCAAATTTGACATAATTTAATGTTTCTTTTACATAAAAACTATCACCTGTACTAGTAGACACAACAGGATTGCCATCAATATTATAAATTTCAAAATCCAAACATCGCACTCCTTGTTTAATAATGCTTTTTAAAATACAAATATCAACATAATCATTTTTATAACTACCACCACTACAAGAATTGTATGCAGTTTTAATATAATAATCATATAAATTACCACTACAATCAGGGTCACTAGGCAAAATTGATTTTAATTTTGTATCGTTTCCTGGGTAAAGTGTATTCATAAAACTACATTCTTTGCTTTCTAAATTCGAAAGATAAATTAGATAACTAATATAGATAATTATAATTACTAATATCACGGCTAAAATACAAAAATAAATGAAATCGTCATTATTAACACTATTTATTAAATTATTAGTATCAGGCATACTTAATATATTATATTATTTTAAAAACTTTTAAAAGTTTTAAAACTTATAAAATAATATAATTTAAAATCAAATATATATATATATAAAGTAATATGGCAGGTGGATTATTAAATTTAGTATCTAGTGGTCAACAAAATATTATATTAAATGGTAATCCTTCAAAAACCTTTTGGAAAACATCCTATGCAAAATATACTAATTTTGGTATGCAAAAATTCAGAATAGATTTTGAAGGTTCTACCACTCTACGTTTAACCGAAACATCTACATTTCAGTTTAAAATTCCAAGGTATGCTGATCTATTAATGGATACATATATTGTAGTTAATTTACCAAATATATGGAGCCCAATTATGCCTCCACAAGAAATCGTCAACCTCGATGGTTCAGTTAGTTATACAGATTGGGCACCTTATGAGTTTAAATGGATCGATTATCTTGGTGCACAAATGATATCTAAAGTAACGATTAATTGCGGTAATCAAAAATTACAGGAATTTTCAGGGGATTATATATTGAATATGGCTCGCAGAGACTTTACAGGATCAAAACTTGATTTATTTTACAAAATGATTGGTAATGTTCCAGAAATTAATAACCCAGGAAATTCCGGTGGTCGTGTAAATTCTTATCCTAATTCATATTTTACGGAAAATCCTGCAGGTAGTGACCCATCTATTTATGGACGTAAATTATACATACCATTAAATTCATGGTTTACATTAAAAACTCAAATGGCTTTTCCTCTTGTTTCACTTCAATATAATGAATTACATATTAATATAACATTCAGACCAATAAACGAGTTATTTAGAATACGAGATGTTTTTGATTATGTTAATAATTATCCGTACGTAGCTCCAAATTTCAATCAATATCAAAATCAAATGTATAGATTTTTACAAACTCCTCCTGATACAGTTTTGGGATTGAACTCATATTTAGACCAAAGAAGCATCTGGTTTCCTGATATTCATCTTATGTCAACTTATTGTTTTTTATCGAATGACGAATCACGAATTTTTGCGAAAAATGAACAAAAATATTTGTTTAAACAAGTAAATGAAAATATATTTTATAATGTAACCGGACCAAATAAAGTTGACTTAGATTCATTGGGATTAATCTCTAGTTGGATGTTTTATTTTCAAAGAAGTGATGTTAATTTACGGAATGAATGGTCGAATTATAGTAATTGGCCATATGATTATTTACCATATGACATACAACCAGCACCAACAACTGGTTCATTTAAAGTAAATAATATATATATTGGTCCGGGTGTAAATCCTGACGGTAGTTTAACTGGACTTATGATTACTGATGCATTTAATTTACAAAATGTAAAAGATATCTTAATAAGTTTGGGTATATTATTAGACGGTCAATATCGTGAAAATATATTACCTGGGGGAATTTTCAATTACGTCGAAAAATTTACTAGAACTAATGGTAATGCACCTGATGGTTTATATTGTTATAATTTTTGCTTAGATACAAATCCATACAATTTGCAACCAACGGGTGCTATCAATATGAATCGATTTACGTTAGTTCAATTTGAATTTACTACTATAACCCCACCCCTAGATCCACTGGCGCAGGTTCTCACTATATGCGATCCCGAAACAGGTGATATTGTTGGTATTAATAAACCAACATGGAGAATATACGAGTATAATTATAATTTACACGTTATTGAAGAACGTATAAATATGGTTGTATTTGTAGGTGGAAATGCCGCATTAATGTACGCTACTTAACTTTATTTTTTGGATTTTTTTGATTTTTTGGATTTTTTTGGCATTATCTTTCTCGTTTTTTTCGGTTTTTTTGTAGTTTTTGTTTTTTTGGTATTTCTTTTTCTATGCGTCTTTTTTTTATTACGCCTTCCACCATATGGATTTTTTGGTTCATTTAAATTAGCATATTCAGTTATTTTTGATAAAACTCCTTTGGGAATTGGTTTCATTTCTTGTCCTAGGGGAACTCCTTCTTCCAGTTTTTCTCTCCATGTTTGTTGTAACAAAGCAACATTAGAAACACTTTGGTCAGTTTTTATTTTTTTTAATTCTATAAAATGGTCTAATTCCACTTGAAATGGTTCTCGTGGATTGTCACGAAAACCTTCACTAATAGCCTTTCTATAAAATGTAATGATTCTATCAAGTGTTTTTTCATCAAAATTATTTCCTCTACAAAATAAACTTCGTAATGAATCTGGAAACCCTGGTAAAGAATTTAAATTATTATCATTGCATCGTAATGTTGTTAATGAATTAGGTAAATCTGGTAATTTTTTTAATTGATTATTACCGCATCTTAAACTAAATATCTGTGTATGTTTCAAATCAGGCAATTCTTTGATTAAATTACTATCACAACTTAATATGAGTGTATTATTTGGCAGTGCTGGTAATTCTTCGATCTGATTTCCATCACAAACTAAATATTCAAACAAATTTGGCGTTAATGGTATTGTTGGTATTTTTTTTAAAAAATTACTTTTACAATGTATCTCTTTTATATTTGGAGGCAAATCTGGTAATTCTTCGATCTGATTATCACTGCAATACAATCTTGTTATAGCTGTGTTGGATAATTGTGGTATTTTTTTTAATAAATTATTGTCACAAGCAAATACAAGTAAACTATGAGGTGGTAATACAAAATCTTCTGGAAATTCTTCAATCAGATTTTTTCCACAATATAGTTGAATTAAATTATTTAATGGTGGTAATCTTTTTAATAAATTTTTCTCACAATTTAATCCTTCTAAATGAAACGGAAATTCTGGAATTTCTGTAAATTTATTTCCTACACAGTTTACATCTTGTAGATTTTCTGGAAAAGGCATAAAGGTTTGCCATGCTTCATTTGTAAGGTTCTTATTTTTTAAATATAAACCAACGTGGTCTGCATTAGGTATTTCTGATTCATCTATCGGTGGTGGATTCCACCAAAATTCTTCTAGTGATAGATTATAATAGCCAGCCAGATGTTCTCCGCTATTTGAAGGGAAATCCATAAATATATATATATATATATATATATATATTATCATTAAATTTTTATCTTCCTAGGATTGTTTCTGTTTCTTTTTCTCATTGTTTTATTTTTTTTGATTTTTTGGATTTTTTTGGAGTTTTTTCTAGAGTTTTTCTATAGTTTTTTCTAGAGTTTTTTCTAGATCTTCTTGTTTTTCTGGTTTTCTTTTTACCACCATTCGGAACTTTTGTATTAGGTCCTCGAAAATTTGCAAATTCAGCAATAACCGGATATACCTGATGAATTTCTTCCTTATTTTGATTATTTAAGGAACCATATGTTGCAACCGATTGTTTATCTTTTTTATGGAGTTGATTTGTATAAAAATTTCGCAATTGTATTAAATCATCAATATTTAATTCATCTTCATCTTCATCTTCATCGTCACTATCATCATCATGATTATCATTATAATTTTGAATCATATCATCATAAAATTTTATTATTTTGATTAATGAATCATAATCAAAATCATTTCCTTCACATTTTAATTTTTTTAAAGAGTTGGGTAAATTTGTTAATTTTGTTAATTTATTATTTTGACACTCTAAAATTTCTAATCCCTCTGGTAAAAAAGGCATAAATTCCAATTTATTATTATAACAGAATAGCATTTTTAATGTCGGTGGAATTTCTGGTAATTTTGTTAAATTACATCTCTCGCATGATAAAACAAATAAATTGGGAGGTAAATCAGGTAATGATGTTATTAGAGGATTCTTCCTACAATGAAGAGTACGTAATGTCCTAGGTAAAACTTGCGGTAATCTTTCAATTCTCGGATTTTCTGAACAAACAAAATCAATTAAACGTGGAGGCAATTCGGGAATTTTTTGCAATTTATTTCCCCAAGCATATAAATGTAATAAATTGGGAGGTAATATTTCTGGTAGTGTTTCTATTTTATTGGAAGAACAACTTAATCTCGTTAATGAATGAGGTAAATCAGGTAAAATTGATATTTTATTAAATATGCAATCCAAAGTGCGTAATCCATTTGGAAGTGCAGGAAGTGCGGTTAAATCATTTCTTTGAACATCAATTACAGTTAAATTGTTTGGAAATGGTAAAAATCTATCTAAAGTGTGGGGTACCGGAGAATTTCTTTCAAATAAAGCAATTGGAAAATTTTCTGCATTATTAATAGGTCCCTCGCCTAGAAAGATTGGGTCGTTAGGTTCTAATATATTATAATAACCATAATTGTTGTCATTCATATTATAATATATAAATATTTTAATCTTTATTTTTTGGATTTTTTTGACATCATCTTTCTCCTTTTTTTAGTTTTTTTGTTGGATTTTTTCTTAGATGTCTTTTTTTTATTACGTCTTCCACCAAAAGTATTAAAATCATTACGTAAATTAGCATATTCATTAATATTCTTTATCATAACTTTCGGAATTGGTTTTTTTTCTAGTTCATTCATTCGACCTTCTGTTAATGAATGAATAACTGAAACACTTTGACTGGTTTTTAAATTTTGTTTTTGTATATAATATTCTAGTTCTATTTCAAATGGAGGGAAAGTATTATTGGGAAATCCTTGTTGTATTGCATTACGATAAAATTGAATGATTCTGTCGATAGTATTAGTGTCAAAATCATTACCTCTACAAAATAAACTTCGTAATGAATTTGGTAATTCTGGTAAGGTGACTAATTTATTGTTACAGCAATCTAATCTTACTAAACTATTAGGTAAATCTGGTATTTCTGTTAATAAATTTCTACTACAATTTAACATTTCTAAATTAGTATTTCGTAAATTTGGTAACTGTTTCAATTTATTATTATTGCAATCTAAGTTCACTAAAACATTAGGTAATTCTGGTAAATTTTGAATTTGATTAAAACCACAATTTAACCATACTAAATTTGGTGGCAAATTAGGCAATTCTGTAAACTGATTATTATCACATATAATATCTGTTAAATTATTTGGGAATGGTAGATAATTTTCTAATTCTCTATTTTCCAACCCTGCATTTTTTAAATACAACCCACAATCTTGTGTATTAATATCTAGAGGTTGTTCTATAGGTTGTGGATTAAAAATAAAGGCACCTGTAATATTATAATATCCTGGACTAGGAATAGTACCGGGTGGAAAGTTCATATAATATATTTATATTATTTTTTATGTTTTTTAGTTTTGGTTTTTGTTTTGGTTTTCGTTTTGGTTTTCTTCGTAGTTTTTTTTCCTTTTTTTGATTTTTTCATATTCTTAGTTCGTTTTTTTGTTTTTTTACCGCCGATTTTGGGGGGAGGTGGAGGTGGCGTTTGTAAATTTGCAAATTCTAAAATTTCATGAAGTGGTTTATTAGAAAGATGTAAATCTGTTCGTAATTGGGTGTTTGGATTTATGTATTCTTTATTGCCAAATTTATTTAACGCGCTACTAACTACTTTACTCACATATAAATTATAATACTGCAATTCTTCTTCAGGATTAATTTCTGTGTGTGTATATTCTTTTGTACTATCTTTTTCATAAAAAGCTATAAGTTTTTGGATACTTTCATCACTAAAAGGGTTTCCTCGGCAAGATAATTCTCTCAATGATTCGGGTAAATCTGGTAAATTTACAATAGAATTATTATCAAAATTAAGTTTAACGAGTTCAGTATTATGTAATTCCGGCAAAGTTGTTAAATTATTATCACTACATTCTAATTCATTTAAAGATTCTGGTAATTTGGGTAGACCTGTGATTTGATTATTAGAAAACGAGAGAATTTCCAATTTTTCGGGCAGGAAATCAATTTCTCCTTGCATTTTATTATCAGTACAATGTAATTCTTTTAAATTATGAGGTAATTCTGGAAATTCTGTTAACTCATTATTATCACAATAAAGATATTGTAAACTATCCGATAAATAAGGTAAACTTTTTAATTTATTATTGTTGCAAGATAACCATTCCAAATTCTCAGGCAATTCTGGAAGTTCTGTCAAATTATTATTATCACATTCTAAATCTATTAGGTTATCCGGTAATTTTCCACGAATAAGAAAAGCTTGTAGTGTATCTAAATTAAAATTATTCACAAACAGACCAAGGTTTTCCATATTCATGATATTTTCTGCGTTGGTAACTAAAACTGGGTTCATAAGATCATTTATATTTGCATAACCTAATATATTATTTTGATTATTAGGTTGGGGATTAGGTTGGGGATCCATATAATATAATACTATAAAAATTTAATGGTTACTGGATTTTCTTTAAGTTGTTTTGGAAATTTATTATATTTTTACGGATTTTTAAGCCAAAAGTATTTTGGGATTTTCAAAAATGGACAAAAAAAATGTCCAAAATCTGAAAAGGCCGTAAGACTTTCCCAAAAATGCAACTGTTGTGACCATAATTGATTTTTATCGTAAGGGCACAAAAATAATAATTTTCAGTTTGTTACGATAATTTTTTTTATTTTTAGGTCGATTAAATTTAGGAACTTTTTTCTGTTGACAATATAAGAACTATGTTGAAAAGTTCGGTTCCAAAAAGTTCCAAAAATTATATGTGCGAATCGTGTGACTATAATACATGTCGCAGTAGTCAATACATAAGACATTTAGATACAGCAAAACATCAAAAAACGGTAAAATCAACAATTTGTCAACAAATTTCAACAAATTTCAACAAAGAAAATCCCGAATTTAAATGTAATTGTGGTAAAATATACAAAGAAAGAACCGGATTATGGAGACATAAAAAAACATGTAAAGAGAAATTTGTTACTGACACTTATAACGTAAATGAAAATGAAAAAGATTTAACAGATAAAGACCTTATTATCATGTTAATAAATCAAAATAAAGAACTTATGGAAATTGTCAAAAATGGAACAAATAACAATAACAACAATACAATAAACTCTCACAATAAAGCATTCAATCTTAATTTCTTTTTAAACGAAACATGCAAAGATGCTATGAATATAAGCGACTTTATAGAATCCGTCAAGTTACAAGTATCTGATTTAGAAAATGTTGGCAAAGTAGGTTATATTGAAGGTATTTCCAATATAATCATAAAAAATTTGAATGCTTTAGAAGTAGAAAAACGTCCAGTTCATTGTGCGGATCAAAAAAGAGAAGTCATGTATGTAAAAGAAGATAATATTTGGGAAAAAGAAGATGAAACTAACAAAAAATTGCGTAAAGCCATTCGGGCTATTGCACATAAAAATATTTGTATGTTTAAAGAATATAGAGAGAAATATCCTGATTGTGAGGAATATGATTCTAAGAAAAATGACCAATATAATAAAATAGTATATGAAGCTATGGGAGGTAAAGGAGATAATGATTATGAAAAAGACACTAAAATTATAAAAAAAATTGCCAAAGTCGTAGGAATTGAAAAGGAATGATTTACTTACACGTTTATGGTATATACTATTAAATAATATTTAATAATATTTATTAATTATATAATGGCAAGTAAAAGAAAAATTGTTGGAAGAAGAAATAAAACTGCCAAGTTTAGAAAACAAAATAAAACAAAAGTAAGAAAATCGATTAAATTGACCAAATCAAAAAGACATAATAAAAAAAGAAAACATAAAACAAAACGCAGGCAACAAAAAGGTGGGGTTGACAATGAGTGCGGTATTTGTGGTGAAATTGGTGATATACTTGATGATAATGGTAATATAATAGATGATTTAATCACATTAAATTGTGGTCATCAATTTCATAGAAGTGAAATAATACGATGGTGTCAAACAAGAAGACCTGAAGTATGTAATTGTCCCACATGTAGAACAGATTTAACACCTGAAGAAAGGGCACAATATATGCCAGTCTTAAACAATCCAAACCAAAATAACATTGTTAATCCAAATCCCAATCCAAATTATTTAAGCAATAGTGATAATGAAGAGAGGTTAAATACTTTCCTGAATGAGACTATCGTTTTATTAAATAGTATACCTTATGTGCCATTACCCGAAGCACCATATCTTGTAGGTGCCGTTTTACCTGAATCAAGCGAAGGTGGTCCTAAAGAAAGAATTAAAAATTTGTTACTAGGTTTATTCTCAAATGATAATTATTTTTATAACAATTTTGAATTTTTTATAAATTGTAGTGATATTGGTATTGATATGCAGATCAATGAAGATGAAGAAGAAGATATTGCACGACTAAAAATTGCATTAATTTCTAAATTGATGTCTTTAATAAATGATAATTTAACTTATACGGATGCCCATTTGAGAGGAATAATAGTTCATTTTTTACAAAGGTGTGCAGCAAATGCTTTGGGACTTGATATTATCCCACCAGAAAGTCAAGTGGCTAGTTGATAAATAAATATATATATTTTACAACTTAAAGAGATTCAAGTGTCAGAATTTCTTTAAGTTCCTTTTTCATTAAATAATATAATTTGTTAATTTTGTTAGTTTTTTTCCCAAAAGTATTTTGGGATTTTCAATTTTGGACATTTTTTTTGTCCATTTTTGAAAAGGGGCGTTTGACTTTCCCAAAAATGCAACTGTTGTGACCATAATTGAAAATTATCGTAAGGGACAAAAATAATAATTTTAATTTTGTTATGATAAATTTTTATTTAAAAAAATTAGTATTTAGAAAGATATTTTCTTTTGGAAATATAATGGAAATATTGGAAATAAAAAAACTTAAAAAAAACTTACCAAGATTTAATTGCGAAAGTTGTGACTTTAAATGCTATATGAAGAATGATTGGACTAGACACCTAACGACTGCAAAACACCTAAAACAAGTAAAAGTAAGTAAAATGGAAATAAATGGAAATAAAAAACTTACAAAAAACTTACTTTTTCCCCAAAATTTGCCAGAATGCAGTAGTTCTTGTTGTTGCGGGAAAAAATACACAACCCATTCTGGTTTATGGAAACATCAAAAGAAATGTCCAATTTTAAATACTGTAACCCCAGTGAATTCTACAAATCCAATAAACACAGTAAACCATGCAAATACTAAGACCAATATCAATAATAATCAACAAAATGATATCACAAATTTAACCAATTTAATAAGTGAATTAGTAAAAACTAATACGGACATCCAAAAATCAGTAATAGAGTTATGTAAGAATGCTACTACAAACAACATTGTAAATAATAATATAAATAGTAATAATAAGACATTTAATTTACAAGTATTTTTAAATGAAACATGTAAAGATGCTATGAATATAAGCGATTTTGTCGAGTCAGTAAAATTACAAGTATCAGACCTAGAAAATGTTGGCAAAGTTGGTTATATTGAAGGTATATCCAATATAATCATTAAAAATTTACAAGAAATGGAAATTGAAAAACGACCAGTTCATTGTACTGATCAAAAAAGAGAAGTCATGTATGTAAAGGATGCTGATACATGGGAAAAAGAAGATGCAAATAATAAGAAATTACGCAAAGCAATTCGTATGATTGCTCACAAAAATATTTGTATGTTGAAAGATTATAGAGAGAAATACCCGGATTGTGAAAACTACGATTCCAAGAAAAATGACCAATACAATAAAATTATTTACGAAGCAATGGGAGGAAAAGGAGACAATGATTATGATAAGGATACTAAAATAATCAAGAAAATTGCCAAACAAGTAACTATTGATAAACATATAGTTTAAGGTAGGTAAGCATTTGACGCTAGTGGTCCATCATCTATAAAATCACCAGTTAAAGAATAACGCTTTTCATAATCAGGCATAAATTGCAATCCGGCTGGTTTATATCTTTCATCAAATAATTGTTGCCCACCGTCGAAAGCCGTAATCCATGTATTTATACCGAAATTTGGTTGAGCTGGTTTACTAAGATTTGGTTTGTTGGTTTTATTATCATTATATAATTTGGCTTGTGTACCGATATCTGTTGTTAAGGTAGAATACCTTGGGGTTACTCCCCAAGTTAATTTTCCCGCAGCGTTATCACCAGGTACATTTTTAGTATTAGGAGGTTTGAAATATGGACCATATGGATTACAACCACGACAATCAATGTCGGCCATACACTGTTCGCCAGTAATAGCACATCTAGCAGGTGGTCCACAAAAATTCTTACAACCAAATGTAGTAGTTAAAGGCAAATCAACTGTATGATTAGTAGTTGGTGAACCAGTGTCTCTATAAATAGCCATATCAGAATCAAAACATTCTACAATATATTTCTTACTAGTTAAATAGTCTATATATTTAAATACTGCAAATAATAAAACAAACGTAAAAATTACTAATAAAATATAATTCAATCTTTTACTATTCAATTTATTAAAATTATTAAATTTCATATTAATATATTTTAATATTTTATTTATTTATTATAAGTAATGACAACAAATAATAATAATAGTGATACTTCAGATATTGATAAAAAGAAAGAAGAAACAAAAAAGGCTATTTCTAAAAATGCGGATTCTTATTGGTCGTTGATTAAAATAATTATTATTAGTTTAGTATTAATTATCTTTTATTTTTTTATAAGTTCTGCAATTTTATTCAGTTGCAAAGTAAGTCAATCGAATATTATTCCAACCATGATGGAATGTTTTCCTTTTACCCAAGATAAACCAGATATCCAAGAAATCAAAACCAATATCTTTGTAACAAATACAGATCCACAAGAATCAGTTAAATTGGAATTCCCTTACAATGATAAAAATTCCAAAAATTTTATTTTAGATGCATTCCGTAATTATAAAAATAGTCCTAAAGCAAATTCTATTCTTATTTATATAATTTCTATTTTAGAAGGTTTAATTAATTACAATAATAACGCTATTGATTTATTTTTAAATATGTTAAATAAGGCACCTGAGATATTAATAGTATTATTGGGACCCATTTTGTATATAATCTATTTAGTATTTGTACAAATATTCGGGTTCTTTGTAAGTATTTATTATTACTTTGTTTCGATGTCATGGTTTTTTAAAACAAATACAAATACCAATAGTAACTCCAAACCAAAATGGGAAAATACAACTATTTTAGATCCAATTAAATATGGTTTCTCCATATTGTTTGTTTTCGTGTTTTTCATTCTGTTTTGGGTTTTATTATTTACATGTTTTCCTATTCTACCTTTAATAACTTTATATATTTGTGTTTTTTCAATATTGGGTTATGTAGGTAAATTAAATGGAAAAGACGCAGGTTTTATTAGTGTAACAAAAACATTTTTTAATTATTATAAATTTATAATTACCAGTATTATTGCAATTATTATAACAATTGTTACATTTACAAGTAGTTTAGGTGTAACTGGTGGAGTTATTTCATTATTAGTTATAGCACTAATTTATTTTAATATTATACCACTGGGAGTATTCAATAGTATTAAACCGGAAAATCTAACAGAAGTAACTAGTTTTGATCAAGCCAAAAAGGAATGTAATGGAGTAACCAACAATGGTTTAAAAATGCCATTTGTTGGAAATCTTTTTTCATCGCAAAAAGGTGGTAATATAATGAAAGATTTAAAAAAATTAACAAAAAAATTTAAGTAAAACTTCAAAACGTTTAACGTTTCAATAAATATATTTATTTTGATAATTATATAAATATATTTTCAGTAAATAAAAGATAAACTATGCCAAATAATAAAAAGAATAAAAATATTCAAAAAAATCAAACAAATCCAACAAATCCAACAAATCCATATCCATTTGTAAGTGTTTGTACACCCACTTTTAATAGAAGACCATTTTGGCCTTATGTTATAAAATGTTTTGAAAATCAAACTTATCCAAAGGATAGAATAGAATGGATAATAATAGATGATGGAACCGATAAAGTCGAAGACTTGTTTATCAATGTACCACAAGTAAAATATTTTAGATATGAAACTCAAATGGTTTTAGGTAAAAAAAGAAATATTGCAAATAATAAATGCAATGGAGATATTATTGTTTACATGGATGATGATGATTATTATCCACCAGAAAGAATTAGTCACGCGGTAGAAACACTGCAAAAAAACCCACGTGCTTTATGTGCTGGTTCTAGTGAAATGTATTTATTTTTTAAACATATTCAAAAAATGTATCAATTTGGACCCTATGGACCAAATCATTCTACGGCAGCCACATTTGCATTTAGGAAAGAATTATTAAAAATTACTAAGTATGATGAAACTGAGGCATTAGCCGAAGAGAAACAATTTCTAAAAAATTACACAATTCCTTTTGTTCAATTAGATCCGTTAAAATGTATTTTAGTATTTTCACATGTTCACAACTCATTTGATAAAAAAACATTGTTAAATCAAGGAGAAAACAATCCTTTTGTAAAAGTATCAAATAAAAAAGTGGAAGATTTTGTAAAAGAAGAAGATGTGAGAAAGTTTTTTTTGGAAGATATTGACACTGTATTAGAAAATTATCATCCTGGTAAACCAGAAAACAAACCAGAGGTATTAAAACAAATAAGTCAAATTGCAAAAAAAAGAGAAGAAATGATTAAACGGCAAATGAATAATCAAATGAAATATAATGAAATCTTACATAAAAATAATATTAATCCGAATCAATCGCAAAATATAGATCCGTCAAAGAAAATAAATGAAATGGGTATTGTTATAAATGATCTTTTAAATGAAAATAGTCAATTAAAAGATAAAGTGAAATATTTAGAAGAAAAAATAAAAACAATTATAACTGAGAAAATCAAAGAAAAGCAAGAAACACAACAACATACAACATTTAGTATTGTTAATAAAAATAATAACGACACTGAGAATACTTTCAACGTTAAAACAATATAAAGATAAACCTCAATAATTTTACTATAATTAGGATATATTAGAAAACAATAGTAATGTATTACGACGAAATATTTGATTTAAATGATGAATTCAATCATGTTTCAAATGCACAAAATAAAGAGTTGAATAAAATCAAATCCTTAGATAAAGATTATGCCTGTGTTTATAGATACAAATACAATTTAAATGGTAAAAAAATATTAACCAAAATTGATTTATATACTTCGGGTGAAGTGGGTTCACATATTAGAAATGCCGCAACTGGCGAATATTATAAATACCGAGTAGGATCCAGTAACGAAGACAAATTATTTAAAATTAAATTATCAACTGGAGAAGTTAAAACTAGAAGTGGTAATTCACTATTATTTTTTGATAGTCCTGAACAATATGAAACTCATATGTTAGCACTAATTATTGATGAAATTAAAGAAAAATGGCGAAGTAAACATGCAACTAGTAAATAAACTAGTAAATAAACTAGTAAAACCAATATAAAATATAAATATATACTAATATACCCTAGTATATATTTATAATGAATTTGTTTAATTTACTTGTATTATTTAAAACTGTTGTAAATGTTTTTTTATTAAAAGACGGTAAACGTAAAACATCCGGTAAAGACCGGCAATATGAAAATAATACTGATTTAGACTTGCAACTTTTACAAAATATTAGATACAATGAAATGAGAAAATACATAGTAGAAACTTTATTAGATGATAATATGGATGATTTTAGTAAAATAAATATTATAAAAAATATGGATCCGAATATTTTAAATTATTACACTGATTATAACGCTAACCTAACGGCAGGTGATTTGTATAAAGATTTTCATTTTAAATTTGATGAATGATGAATAATGAATGATGAATAATGAATGATAAATGATGAATAGTAAATCATGAAGTATAAATTGTCACTAAACATCTTCACATGCAAATTCAAAATCGTCATCACCCTCAATATCTTTATCGACAATTTCTTTTGCATTTTCTGTTGTATATTTTTCTAAATATCGATACATTCTATTTATATCTAATTTAGTAACATCATAATTTTCAAATAAATTGATAAGTTGCGTATCATCATATTTATCTTTTATTTCTGTAAAAAACCCAATGATATCTTTTTTATCCATACCGAGTTGTTGACACAAATTTTGAATAAAAAGATAATTATTATATTCAGTTGAATATTTAGTTAATACTTTTGTAAATCTTATTTCAGGAATTTTATTCTTTGATTTATTCGTGAAATATTCATGAAAATGTTTATTATTTTTAAATATTTTAATCAAACTACTCATCTCATTAAATTGCCATATTTGTTTTTGAAATGTAACACGGTCAATATAATCGGCCAGACATATATTATCTAATTGTTTAAGATAAAAAGGAATAGAGTCTTTTTTACTCATTTTTTCGATGAGATCAATTATATTTTCATGCCATAATAAACCGACACTCGTCCTATCTGTTTCATTCATAATATTACTATGTTCATTTATAGAATAATTATTATTGAATAACTTATTCGTAATTTTTTTGGTATCATCGTTATATGATTTTAACTGAAATATATTTTCAATCATATTATTTAAAATCAATTCCGGTTTATTATTGTATATACTATAAATATTTTTTAACTTTCTTAAATCACCTTGAACATACTCCATAATTTTGTGTTTAATAGTAATTTTTAAATTCGGTAGAATAGTATTTATTATATTTAATATTTGTGTCTGTGTAGGTATTTTTAATTCAATTACATTACAAACTTTCATGAGTTCCTTTATTTTTTTATCAATACGATAATTACCTATACAAATGATTGGATTCATAGTTACTTCTTCTTGTTTTTGTTTCTTCGTCTTTTTAGGACGAATTAATTTAATCAAAGTATTTATACCACCTTTATCACCATTATTCATTCCGTCTATTTCATCCATAATGATAGCAATTTTTTTCACCTTTTTATTAAAAAGACTCATAATATTTTTATCCGACATATTATTTTTAGTGATATCATCAATAACTGATTTGTTTCTTACGTCACCTGCATCAAAATTAATAATATCATAATTTAATTCATTCAAAATTTTTGTAATAAAGGTGGTTTTACCACTACCAGGTTCTCCATAAATATAAATTCCTTTTTTTACCAATAAATCATATTTATTCAGTTCAAAAGTATTCAAAATTTCTTTTATTGTATTTACTTTATCTTCTCTATTCAAAATTTGATTGATATTTATGTTTTCCATCTTATATGTATATAAGTATTCTTTTTATGTCGATTTTGACACAAACAGCGTAGTTTCATTAATTCATTTAATACATTTCTGCAATTTGTAGATTTATTTTGAATGCAATAATCAGATAAAAAATATAAATAATTTTTATATATTATTTTTTTATATAAATAATTTTTAATTTTAAATAATTTATCAATGGAATCGTTTAAAATATGTTGAAACACAAAATCATTGTCTTTGCGTATAATATGCCGGATATATTTTTCGTAATTATGCTTTGGAATTAAATATTTTAATAAAAAGTGATAATTCGTGTAATAATATTTATTTACAAAAATTAGACTACTATTTGGTATATATGATTTTATAATATCAACTATTTCGACTGGCAGTGTATGTATAGCAGTTATAGTACTATCACTCATAAAATATTATTGTATATTTATACCATAATATATTATTTTTATTATTTTTTATTATTCTAATTGTTCTATAACTATTCTAACTGAAATTTCTCCTACTAGTAAACAATGATGTAAACCAATCGGTAAAACGATTAGAATTATTATTTGATGAAGACACTGTCGCATCAGCACAAGGATTAGTAACTCCATAATTAATTCCATCCCAGGCTAATTCACAGTTATTGGCCCAAGTATATTTGGCACAATTACCATTAGAACCAACATAAGGTGCTACATTAAAATCCATTGTTAAATGTTTAGTACCCATGGTAGGTTTACAACTGCCTAAATCTTTAACATTTACACATTTTGTATTATTACCTGAACCATCGATAAACCAATAATCTGGACAATTAGGGACAACAGGAGGCCATTCAATATTTTTTTTTGAACTACGTATAGACAGTCCGATTATGATTAAACTAATAATTAAAATTACAAGGGCAATTATAAGAATAATTCTTTGAAAATAATTCATATATAAAATAAAGATATAATTTTTTCTATTTGAGTAATATAAATGAATCAAATAAATAATGGAAGAGTGGATATAAAATCACCTGATACGAATAAATTGTTTACTATGTTTGATAAAATACCTGCCAATCAGTGTGTAACATTTAGGAATCCAACCGAAGGTTTATGGGATGATACAACATTATCGAGAACTTTTTTCTCTCAAGGAAACATACAGATAATCCAAAATGGTATACGGGCAGGAGTATATCAAAGATCAAATGGACAATATTTAGTTGGTCCACAAGACTGCGAACCATTGAAGATTGTTATGAGAAGTGTATTTTTACAATACTCGGCTAATCAACCTAATAATGTAACACATCAAGTTGAAGAACTAAATAAAATTGTTTTGAATTACTGCATACAACAGGTATATAGTGAGGCACAAGGTTATATCAAATATGTGGATGATGTTAGCACATTAGTAGTACCTATTGCTCATCCTGTATGTGCTAATAATACAGACCGCACTTTAGAATTAAAGAATTGGTTTGGTAATAAGAACAATTTTGAAAGTATGTATGAATAGATAAATAGATAAATAGATAAATAGATAAATTTAATATATTTTATATTATATTTATAATAATGTCTGGAGAACCTATAGAAGAAGAAGTTGGAGGTACAATTACCAATTTCGGTCCATCTGATTATCCTGAATATACATTTTTATATTTTATAGGCGATAATCCACCTAGACCAATACCGTTTACAGTTGGTAATCCTGGTATTGCATTTACAAACGCTGCAATTAATGGAAGAAACCCTCAGACTGGATATTATTATTCTACCAGTACTAATAATAGAATAGGTTTGCAAAAACAACTAGGACCATCAGAACTACCAGGTATTACAAGTGTATTCTTTGGTAATAAAATTACTATTATCAATCAAAATTGTTGTAACAATTTCGGAACTATGACCTCAATCACTATCCCAAGTTCAGTAACACTCATACTTGGGGGTGCTTTTCAATATTGTTCGCAGCTACGCACAATCAATCTTGGATATACAACAGGAGTAATTAATGTTGAAAATAGTGCTTTTAGTAATATTAATCAAACTGTAATAATACAAGGAACAAGTACAGATTGTTTCATACCACCTAGTGGAAAAAGTTTTTTTTCAAGTTTATCTTCTTCTGTAACCACTGGTAATGTGAATGTTAAAATCAGAAGTATCAAAGCAATAGGTGAAAATACTTTTAATAATTGTCAAAAAATAAATGAATTAGTCTTTGAAGACAATATTACTACCAGCATTGGTATTTTTGCTTTTAAATTTTGTCAGATATTAACATCAGTAACCCTTCCCACTTCACTAACTTCGATTGGTGAAAGTTCTTTTAATGGTTGTACAGCATTAACTTCAGTAACACTTCCCAATTCATTAACTTCGATTGGCATAAGTTCTTTTCAAAATTGTTCGAATTTAGCTACAATCAATCTTGGATATACAAGTACGCCTTTAGGTTTTACAGTTGGTACTAGTGCATTTGCAGGTATAAAAAAATTTGTAACAATACAGGGAACATTACCAACTTGTGTAATTCCAAGTACATCATCAACACCCGGTATGTTTTCAAGTTTATCAATCATAGATACAGAAGTGACAATTAAAGATATCAAAACAATTGGGAATTATGCTTTTTATAGTTGTGCAGAAAAAAGTACAGTATTTTTAGATACTCATCTTGAAAGTATAGGAATAAGTTCTTTTCAAGGTTGTACAAAATTAACTTCAGTAACCCTTCCCACTTCACTAATTTCGATTGGTGCAAGTTCTTTTAATGGTTGTTCAATATTAACTTCGG